TAATGTTTAAGTGCTCGGGTTATTATTATATATCAGAAAAGTTATTAAAGGGGAATTTAATATGGCACGATTAATTAAATATTTAACAGAAGAAGAGGCTGAACAGCTTCGTAAATGGGGTGAAACCTTTGGTAAAAATCATGGTATAATGCCCGGTGAAAAGGGATTTCATAAACTTTGTGTAGAACATATGAAAGATAATATTGATGATCCAGAAGCTTATTGTGCTAGAGTTTTGGATGCTTTTCATGGTTCAACATATTGGAGAGGTAAGGATAAATCAAAAAAAGAAATAAAGAAAGATATTAAATTACATCAAAACTATCCAGAAAAGGAGAAATAATGGGTGAATTTGTGTTAAAGCCTGAAAAAGCGGTTCTTGTTGATTGTGATGGTGTTTTACATCCATATTCGAAAGGTTGGAATGATGGTTTGTTATATGATAATCCATTACCACAAGCTAGATTGTTTTTAGAAACATTGAAAAATAAAGGTTATCAAGTTATAATATTTACAGCTCGTCTTTTTGATACAAGAAGAAATAAAAATGATAATATGATGGAACATATAGTTGAGTGGTTAAATAATCATAACCTTCCATTTGATTTTGTTACTGGAAATAAATTACCAGCAGTAGCTTATGTAGATGATCGTGGTGTTCATTTTAATGGAACTAATTGGGATAAAGTTCTTGAACAAATTGATAAACTTGCTGATTATGATGGGCGCCAGTATTATAAAGATATATAATAATGGTAGAAAATATTTATAATTATTATGAGTAATAGTAAGGCTAAAGGAAGTAGTGAAGAAAGAGATGTTTGTAAATATCTTTCAAAATGGTTGACAGGTAGAGAAAAACCTTATCAATTTTGGAGAACCAGCAATTCTGGTGGAACATCAACAGTTGTATCTGAAAATATACATATGACTGGTGATATTACATCTATTACACCAGAAGGAAGATGGTTTACTGATCTTTTTAGTATTGAAGTCAAAACAGGATATGGTGATGCTGATTTTCATAAGCATTTGAAAAATAATAAATCAACAGAAGTAGAATTATTTTGGGCTCAATGTTGTAAAGATGCAAATAGAGCACATAAATATCCCATGTTGATATGGAGGAAAAAGGGTTATCCATTGGTTGTTGGTTTCAATAGATGTATTGAAGAAATGTTTCCACGAAATTCATATATAATGGCTTGTGTTTCAATGAAATTTCCATATAAAGATGGTAAACAGTATTTACCGGATTTATATTTCTATAATTTTGAAGATTTTTTCAGTACAATAACACCAGATGATATGAAAAAAATAGAGAGTATAAAATGAAACTAACTAAATACTTAACAGAAGAAAAAAGTGGATTTAAGGAACTGTTGCAAAATGCTGAAGAATTTGCAAAAATTAGAAAGAAATTTCTTGATGATGTTGCACAGCTGGTTAAAGAAAATCCAACAAATTTTGATGATTCAGAAGAAATTGAATCTCTTGAAGATGAACTGACTAAATTACTTGATTCAAGTATAGCTAAGGAAATAGTTAATATTGTTAAGGAAAATCTATAATGCCACGATTAAATATTGATTCAAATGAATTTGCTGATTATGTCGCTTGTTTTTTATTGGATAAATTGAATGATATTGAAGGTGTTGTTCCTGGTAATGAGGATTTTAATGATTTCAGTATTATACTTAAAAATAAAGGGGTTCGTGCTGTTTTACTAACATATTATATGCATATGAAACCACAAACGAGAGTTCGGTATCGTTTGATAAAAGATGTTTTCAGAACTGATGGTATGATGCCAACAGCTGATTTACATATAGAAAAATCTAAAGAAATAGAATTAACAAAGCCTAAGAAAACATTGTTAAAAAAGGTTTTGGCTGCTGGTATTGCTATACTTACTGGTAAGAAAATATTAGGGGGATTAAGAAAATAATGGGTGAAATGATGAGTGGAACAACACCAGGTGATGATGCACGTGCATCTTTAACTGCCGTTACTGATGGACAGGTTCCTACGGATGTAGATGGTGTATTTGCACAAGGAACTAAAGATAATTTGCATGTTTTTGATGTTGATCGTGAAGATTTTTATAAAAATATGAAAGATGATCGCAAAAGAATTAGATTTAAATCTGATAGTTCAGCATCACAATATTTAAGGGGGACCAAATATCGCAATCCATTTTATGTTAGATATAAAGATGAAGATGGTAATGCTTATATTAGAAAAGTGAAATGAGCAGATTTTATAATTATATAAACGAAGAATGGAATATAAAACCAACTAGTAGTAGCGGTAATGCGCTATGGAAGTATCGGGATAATGATGCATATAAAACAATAATATTTATGTATATACCATATATTGATATATTTGCACATATGAGATCAGATAATGGTATTGTTTATGTTAATAATAAAAAAGTTGGATATATATCAGATGTTTTTGATAGACATCATGAAGATTTAGCATTGAAAATATTGGAAAATGTAAATATTTATGACAAAAATACTATTGTAGAATTGTATAATAATGAGGAAATATTAGAAAAATTAGAAGATGATTTTGATATAGTTCGGGGATTTGTATATAAAAATAACATATATATTTATCCAGTGGGTGGATATAAGAGGTTTAAATCTAAATCTATATTGAAACTGAAGACATATTTAGATGATAATTGGTGGCTTGAATGAGCGTTATAAAAACATTTATTATGGATACATATTCTGATATTCCTTTAGAAGAACTTTATTTTATTACACATAATGAAAAAGCAAGAAATATATTTTGTTTCATTTCTACTTTCATGATACATCAAGCTGAATTAAACTATTCAGTATGGAAATCAATTAAAATTGACAATTAGATAAATATATGATATAATGTTTTATAAAATGAAAGGAAAATGTTTGTAAATGAAGATTATATTCGATCTCAACAACCTCGCCGTTAGGCATTGGTGCCTTCCTGTAATAGAAGCTGAAACAGAAAATCCCAATATTCAACTATGGAAATATAATATTATTGATTCTATATATGGATCAATGAAAAAATATAATAATGTTACAGATGTTATACTTGCCGTTGATAGTCCTCATACATGGCGAAAAATATATTGGCCGAGATATAAAGAATCAAGAAAAGCTAAAAGAGATAAATCTAAGATTGATTGGAATGTTTTTCATAGAGAACTTGATAATCTTTTATTAGAAATAAAAGAATGTTTGCCATTTAAAGTTATCAAAGTTGAAAATGCTGAAGGTGATGATGTTGTAGCTGTTCTTGCAATGTGTGGTGATGATGTTGTGATCGTTTCCAATGATGAAGACTATCTTCAATTATCTTCAGAAAAAGTCAAGATATTCAATCCATCAAAAAATGATTATGTAAAGTGTGATGATATTGAGCGTTTTTTGCAAATGAAAAGTCTTATAGGACAACCCAAAGATGATATTTTCAATATAAAAACACCAATAGATTATCCAGTTGGTGTTCGTAAGCCTGGATTTGGTGAAGTATCTGCTAAAAAAGTTTTGGCTGAAGGTCTTGAAACATGGTTAAAACGTGAAAAACTTGAAGAAAGATATACTTTTAATCGTAATCTTATAGATTTTAAAAGAATTCCAAAAACAATAAAAATCCGTATCATTAATGAATATAAAAGATATAAGCTGGCTGATCCGAGTAAAATATATTCATTTTTTGATAAAAACCAGTTCAGAAGTTATATTGATAATTTTACTTGCGTTGAAGAAAATCTAATGAAACTTTACTAGGGGGAATGAAATGGTTAAATATGTTCTAATTAATGATGATGTTAGGATTAATTTTGAAAAAAATACTCATATGCCTTTTGGTTATGGTAATAAAGAAGATTGTATAATATTGGATGATTACCAGAAGGCTTTAAGTTTGTGGCATTTTCAGGGAATGAATCCGTCTTGGATTATTGAGCGTTGTGAATGTGGATATGTTGAAAAAGTGTTTCCACCTACTGATTAAAAGGAGTAAAAAATGAGTAAAAAGGAGACAAATGAGGGCCAATATACTATTATTCACGGTGATTGTTTGGAAATTTTGAAAACAATGCCAGATAATAGTGTAGATAGCGTAGTTACAGATCCACCTTATGGTATTTCCTTCATGTCAAAGAAATGGGATTATGATATACCTAATATTGATGTATGGGTAGAGGTTCTTCGTGTTTTAAAACCTGGTGGTCATTTATTATGCTTTGGTGGAACAAGAACATTTCATCGTGTTGCTGTATCAATAGAAGATGCTGGTTTTAAAATAAGAGATACAATCATGTGGGTATATGGATCCGGATTTCCCAAATCCGCTGATGTTAGTAAAGCTATTGATAAAGCAGCTGGAGTTGAAAGAAAGGATGGTACTATTGATACTGTTAGAGCTGCTAAATTGGTTAATCAACAAAATCAATATACAACAAGTTCTGGATGGTCTATGGGTAAAAGAAAAATAACTGTTGATAAGCCTGTCACATTAGAAGCTAAACAATGGGAAGGTTGGGGAACAGCTTTAAAGCCAGCGTGGGAACCTATTATATTAGCTCGTAAACATTTTACTACAACAATTGCGGAAAATGTTTTAAAATATGGAACAGGTGCTTTAAATATAGATGGATGTAGAATTCCATTGCAAGAAACTGGAGAAGATTCAAGATTAGGTGGTAAAGGTGATTGGAGTACAGATAAAGCAGCTAAAAATGTATATAATGGTGGTTATGATGGTAAAAGGATTAGTTCATCAAAATTGGGCAGATTCCCCGCTAATCTTATACATGATTGTAGTGATGAAGTGGTTCGTTTATTTCCGAAAAACGCTGGAGCTGTAGCACCAGTAATGAAGGGGTATAGTGGTAAAAGTAAAGGTATTTATGGTGATTATGCATCGAAAGGTGATGATGGTGCTTCATTTCTAAACGATTCAGGATCGGCAGCTAGGTTTTTTTACTGTGCTAAAATTTCAAAACGAGATCGTGAAGAAGGATGTTATGATCTACTAACTAAAAAGTGTCAAGAACAAGGATGTAGAGATAATGAATCAATACATTTAAATCCAAGAGCTGGTGCTGGTAGATTATCATCATTACATAATCATCATCCTACTGTAAAACCAACAAATCTCATGAAATATTTATGTAAACTTATAACACCGCCCAATGGTATTGTTCTTGATCCATATATGGGTAGTGGATCAACTGGAAAAGCTGCAATTTTAGAAGGATTTAGATTTATAGGTATAGAAATAGATGAACAATATATTGAAATAGCAAGAAAAAGAATAGAATATGTTGATATAAAACCAAATCCTTTTATTGATGGGGAGGAATGAATATGTGGGTAAGTAAAAAAAGAATGGAATGAATTAAAATCTAAGGTGTCTGAATGTTATGAATTAAAATCTAAAGTGTCTGAAATAGAAGGGGAATTATTATATATTAAAAAAGAGATAGAATATTATAAATTACCTGATTTTGTTCCTATTCATGATTTGTTGAGATGTAAATATACTACTATTAAACCAGTAATAAAAATGATTTTAGATAAACTGGGATTGGAATTAAAATATATTGAACCAACTGGCCCTAATGTAGTATTAGTAGAAAAAGATACAGGAGAATAAAGATGTCTAATTTTAGATTAACCGAAAACGCAATAACAATATTTAAAACATTATATAGTTTTGAAGGTGAAACAATAGCACAAACATTTAGGCGTGTTGCTAAAGAATTTTCTGGTGGTAATAAAGAAGTGGAAGAAGAAGCCATAGAACTTCTATCTAAAGGTATTTGGAGACCTAATACACCAGTATTTTTTAATGCTGGAACAAATAAAAAGGTTTTTAGTGCTTGCTATACTGTATCGTTAGAAGATTCAATGGAATCAATATATGACACAGCAAATGTAGCTAGGAAGATATTCCAACACGGTGCTGGTGTTGGTATTCCTATTGGTAATTTAAGAGAATCAGATGCTCCAATATTTGAAGGAAAACCAGATGTTACACCATCTGGTAAATCAAGTGGTGCGATAAGTTTTATGAAGCTCTATGATGCTGTTGGTTCGACAACAAAATCTGGTGGACGGGCACGACGAGCTGCAATATTGTGTTCAATGCCTGTATGGCATCCAGATATAATGAATTTTATAAAGTGTAAAGAAATTGATGGAACATTATCAAATATGAACATTTCCGTTGCTGTTACAGATAAATTCATGGATGCATTGGAATATGACCATCCGTTTACTTTACGTACACCTTATGATGGATCATTGAAAGGAAATGTTAATCCTCAAGATATTTGGGATAATATCGTGAATATGAGTCACAAAACAGCTGATCCAGGTATATTATTTATTGATACAATTAACAAATATAATGTATTGAAAAAGAAAATGATGATAGAGGTTACAAACCCTTGTGGTGAACAACCTCTTCTACCATATTTAGCATGTAACCTTTCATCTATAAATCTTGTTAAATTTGTAGTTGATGGTGAGTTTGATTTTGAAGGATTTAGCATTGTTTCTAAAAAAGTTATGAGGCTGATGGATAATCTTATTGATGTTATGGATTTTCCAGATGAAAGATTTAAATTAAATGTTATGAAATATAGGCCAGTTGGCATTGGTATTATGGGTCTTTCAGATGCTTTGTTTATGTTGGGATTGCCTTATGATAGCCCAGAAGGTAGAAAGTTTGCATCATCTGTTATGCTAACATTAACTACATCATGTATTGAAGAATCATGTGAACTTGCAAAAGAAAAAGGACCAATATCAGATTGGGATTTGGTTAAAAATGATGCTATTGAAGTTTATCGTGAATTAACAAATAATAATGAACAATTGTTAAGAAAAATTGAAAGGTATGGAATTAGAAATTCACAACATACAACTATTGCTCCTACTGGAACTACCGCTATATCATGTGATGCATCTTATGGAATGGAACCATGTTTTGGATTAGTCTTTACTAAGAATCTTATTGATGGAACAACTATGAAAATGGTAAATTCAGTATTCAATAAGTATAAAGATCAAAGCTGGTACACTGATGATTTGTTAGAAAGAATTATAAAGAACAATGGTTCATTGAAAGGTTTGAGAGGTATTCCAAAAGAAATAAGAGAAATATTTGTTGTAGCGCATGATATTAAACCAAAAGATAGAGTTGAAATGCAAGCAGCATTACAGAAATATTGTTCAACGGGTGTTTCTTCAACAGTTAATTTACCTAAAGACGCAACAATAGAAGAAGTATCAGAATTATATAAGTATGCTTATAAGTTGGGGTTAAAAGGTATTACTATTTATCGCGATGGTTCAAAAAAGTTACAGCCTATTACATTTACTACACTTGAAAGAAAAGAAACTGAATTGCCAACACTTATTAAGCCGATAAAAAGACCTAAAAGGATGCCTTCAACAAGCTATCAACTTGATACTGGTAATGGTGATATTATTGTTGATGTTGCAACCCATGAAAACCGTGTAATGCAAATTATTATGAACATGGGTAAATCAGGTCAAATATTAAATACACTTCTTGAAGCTCTTGGGCGCAGTATGTCTATTGGACTGCAACATGGTGTTCCATTGGCTGCTTTTGTTAAAACCCTTGAAGGTATAAATTCTGATAGACCAGTATGGTATAGATTTGAAGATTCTGATAAAAAACCAACACAGATATTGTCAATACCAGATGGATTAGCTAAATTATTAAAAAGATATTATATTGATGATAATAGAAAAATGGATGATGAAGAGGAAATAATAGTTACTAATGAAAAAGAGTTATGCCCTCGATGTGGAAATTATAGTGTTGTGATGATTGAAGGATGTTCTATTTGTAGCTCTTGTCAGGAAACTAAGTGTGGCTAAACATCATAGAGAACATAAGAAGCCAAAGAAAGATAGGGTTGATCCAATAGATTATTGTGCTAAATGTACATATAGAGGAAAAGATCCAGTTTATTGTGGAAATCTTGTGGAATGCAATCATCCCAAATCATGGTATTGTCAAGCTATGTCTGAGAGATATGATTCTTTACTTAATGAAAAAAGAACATTAGAAGGGGCATATGCTCGTATAAGAACTTTACTAAATGCTTTTGATGGTCTTGATGTAATTCCACCAAGAGATATATATCAATTAACAGAAACCCGCCTAAAAGAACTTATAATTAAAGCAAAAAATAAAACTTGATTTTTTTGAATTATTGCGTTATAATAATGAAAAATTAGAGTGGGGGATAATGAATATGGTTAGACGAAAACTTAAACGAATTGAACGCCATGATCTTTCAAAAATTACTTTTACAAGGGCAATGAATGGTGAGGAAATAGCAAAATCTCTTGGAGTTACAAGACAAAATGTTTCAAATCTTTTAAAAAGAGCAATGAAAAAAGTATATTATGAAGTATCCAAACTTGATGAATCGTGGTCCCCATTTCAAATAGCTACTGTTATTACACAAATGTTTAATGTAACTAATCAAGAAGATATTACAAAAATGTTCAATCTGTTTCCACCAGATATAAAACAGTGTATTGAATCTGATGCAAAGAGATTTATAAGATGTGAAACGGAATTATAATGATAACCATTGAATTTGTATCACAGTTTATTCAGGAAAATTTCCAAAAGGTTACTACTTCTAAGAATGGAACACATTTTCTTGCAAGATGTGTATTGTGTGGCGATTCGCAAAAATCACCTTCAAAAAGGCGTTTTAATCTTGATTGGAATAATGGAAATCCAATTTATCATTGTTTTAATTGTAATTCATCAGGCAGTTTTCTTGAATTATATTCAACTATCAAAGGATTGACAATTAATGAAGCCAAAAAAGACTTGTATTCGTTTAATCCAGATTATTTAATACAACAACTTAACTCCAGAAAAAAAGAAAAAATAATTAAAGAGATTGAATATGAAGATTATAGTTATATTCTTGATGATTGTCTCTTTAGAGATTCAACACCAGATGGTATTTTAGAAAAGCAATTACACAAAAAGCTGATTGGTTTCATCAAAGATAGAAAAATACCACCTGAAGTTCCAGTATATATTGCTTATAAAGGTGATTATTCTGGGCGTATTATTTTACCTATCATTCAAGATGGTGTTATTACATATTTCCAAGCTCGATCATTAGATAGTAATAAACAAAAATATAAAAACCCATCATTATCTAAAGGTAATATTATCTTTAATAAAGATAATTTTGATCGTTCTAAATATATTATTGTTACAGAAGGTATTATTGATGCAATGCAAGTAGGAACACAGGGAACAAGTTGTTTGGGCGCTTCTGTTAATGATGATTTTTTAAAAACATTGTTTAATCTTACGGATGTTGGTGTTATTTTAGCTCTTGATAATGATAAAACTGGAATCAATGAAACAGTAAAAGTTATAAAAAATAGTAAATTTTCATCACAATTAAAATATTTTCTTCTTATCGGACATAAATACTCTCAGATGAAAGATTTGGGTGAAATTGCTCAAAAGAAAGACATTAAAAATGTTTATGATTTTGTTGTATTTAACTCATATACTAAATTTGAGGCTCTTATTCAGTTAAAAATGGGAGGATTTGTGAACGATGAGGTTGACACAGATAGGAAGAGATTACGTTTTAATAAATGAAAAGAATTTAAATAATACTGATCTTATAGAAATACCAAGAATACATCTGATAAAATTATCATTTGAAGATCCTAACAAGGAAAAAATAGAAAGCGTATTAAAATTATATCCAAAAACAAATAGATTTGTTATTGATGATGATATAAAGGTGTATAATGATGTTTTAAAATATTCAGTAAAGAAATTTTATGTTGAAAATCGCATAGGTGCAAATATAATAAGTTTTTTTAGAAAAAATAATAAAGTATTGGTGAATTTTAATAGACTTAGAGATATTGAAAGAGAATTTTTATTATCTGAATTTGTACTTCCTGATATGCTCCGAAATGTAGAGGTTATTCAAATTACAAGATCAGATTTTGATAAAAATTATAATTATTTTAAAGTTTGGGATGGTAATGTTATTATTGATGGATAATATGTTTTATGAAAAAAATCACCATGTAAATGGAGGATTTATGAAATTTATAAACTTTTTAGGTAATATATGTGAATCTTTTATTTCTGGAGATAAGATTGATAGAACAAAAGAATATATAATACAGTCTCTCAGAATTGTTGTTGGTAATTATGAAAGTAAAAATATTGAAATTTTTTATGAAATAGCTAAAAATAAAAATATTCTTAAAAATAGGTTAAAAAGTATTTTTAAAACAATGGATTCAATGATTTTTAATTTTTCACCGGAAGAAAAAAAGAAAATAAATGATGATGTTATAGAATATTTACACAAAACATATAAAAAAGAAACAGTTAAAGATGTTATGGAAATTTTGAAATGAAGGTAAAAGATTTTTTAATAGAAAAGGAAAGCTTTTTGGATAAAGATCCCGATTATCAGATACGTAAAGTTACTAATAAACATTATCAAGTTACTAAATGGGGAAGAGGAAAATCTCTAAAAGAAGTTTATGATGTTTATGAAAATACTAATGAATGGAAATGTAATTGTGCTGTTCGTGGAATATGTAAACATATTGAAATGGTAAAAGATTGGATAAAAGATGGGATGCCCAATAATTGGGACATGAAAGACATAGGTAAACAGTTTAAAGAACTTATTGGTGAAAAATGATGAACAATACATTATATTTTAATCTTAGCAAGGTATGGTTTGAATATATAAACCATTTTTTAAAAATATATAATATTATTATGGGTGTTGATAATAATAATAAGTATAAAAGTCTTTATGTAGATGGTGATAGATATTCAGAATGGAGGTAAATTTGTATGCCATTATTTGAATTTGAATGTGAAAAATGTGGTAAAAAAGAAGAGCACATTGTATTTCAAAGTGATAAAGAGCCTATTATTTGTGAATGTGGAAATGTGATGATGAAAGCATTTCCTAATACGATGGAATTTAGACTTCTTTACAATCCAGCAAAAGATAAAGTAAGTTGGGCCGCTGAAGGGTACGCAACAACACAAAGATATAAAGAATATGATAAACAAGCGAAACATAATATTTTTGTTCAACCAGGAGCGGAATAATAGAATCAAAATTTAAAATATCATCAATGTTAAATATTTAGTGAAAAATATGCTAAGAGAATAGAACAAATATATGAATGAATTAAATAAAAATTATATACATGTTGATGGTTGTTCGAAAGACGAACTTAAAATATTACAGAAAAATATAAAAGAAATTACAATGAATATTGACTCTTTATCACCATTAAAAAAATCATTTATTAAGAATATTATATTTACATCTATTAAAGATGAAGTTGTTAGAAGAGTTGTCAATTTTATTGATCAAAGAAATTTTAAATTTTAAGGATATAATGGAATAAATGTCAAAGTTATCTGAATCATTAACTTCTACCCAATTGGAAAGAGAAATAGTTAAAGGAATGAATAATGAACAAATCTTTGATGAGTATGTTCAAGAGATTGTTGAATATTTACGCAGTATTGGTGTAGAAGGTAATGCAAAACATATTGGATTTAAACGATATAGTGTTTCACCAGAATGGTCTGAATATAATCCCAAAAAAAGTTTACCAAAAACAGATATTATTATTGGTGACAAACGAATATCAATAAAATCAAAAAATAGTTTTCAAATAATGGATGCTAATAAAAATGAATTATTAGCTCTTTTTTATTGCTCTTCTAATAATACTGATATTATTAAATCAAGAATGTCAAAAAATATTATTGATACTTTTCAAAAATTAATTTATAATCAAACAGCAAGTGGAACTGTTGGTAAAACAAAAAAGATTGATCCTGTGTTACAAGAAGCGGAAGTAATGCACAAAGAACTTCAAAAACAACTTGAAATAATGTTTACAAATAATACTCTGTTTAAAAAGAATTTTATAAAGGAAGTTTTAACTGGATCGTATAAGTTTGGGGTACAGTCTGAAGCTTCATCTACTCATATATTGATATTGTCACCAAATGAAATTGTTTTTAGCTCTATTGATGATAAAATTATTAATATGTTTGCTAATAAAATAAACATACATATTACATTTTCAAGTCGCGGTGTTAGAGGATTGGGTGCTTCTGGTAAGTATAGATATTGGTCGGTAGTTCGCATGATTGTTGAACATTTATTTGAAAATAAATTGATGTATGCTAATGGGCAATTAAATGAAAAATCTATTGTATATATAAGAAATATAATAAATTATATCTTATCGTTGTTTACATCTATTGAAAATATTTTGCAATTTTTAGAGATAGATCCTGAAATAAGTATCATGGGATAATTATAATGAATTTTCTTATTATTGTTAGTAATGACAATTTTGTTAATATAGAATCTCTAAAAAGTCAAGTAAATAAAGATGATATATTATATATTGAAAATCTTTCCAAGTTTCCTTCGAGAATTATTCATAGAATACTTATAAATACAAAATCAAAAAAATGTACAAAAGTTATTATTATTGGGCCACAATCAACAGTTTCAGATGGTTTATTGTATTATTTAAGATCATATGGAAAAGAACACAAAGCTTTTGTTATTGAAGATTCAAGAGAATTTAATACTACAACTCACAGGTTTATAAGAATACCGGATTATCACGTATTTAAACATGATATTGTTTGTTTTAATAAAGATATTTATCGTGGAAGATTGGCTGATTTATCATCTCACTTACAATATGAAGATATTTTAAATATTATATTACAGCCGGTTGTTCACTCGATAATGGTTGCTACAAGAAATGTTGTTGAAAAAGCTATTCAAAATTTGATTGATTATAATAATGATGAAGAACCAGTTGATGTTTTTACTGAAAAATTATTTCCAGAACCACCATTACCTCCTCCACCATCATATTATGTTACACCAGAAACTTTTGAAGATATTCCATTTGTAGAAATTTTGGATAATGTTGATTACACAATATTAAATGAACCAGAATATTATAAGATTGATAACTCATATTCACTAGAACAACGAGATAAATATGATCCAACCATTATTATTAATCAAAGGATTAATAAAGTTGATTCTTTTTATGAAATTGAAATTAAAGAAGTAATTCTTGATGATAATGTTACAATGGAGTGTTATGCATGAATAAAATGATTGTAATTAGCTGTGGTCGTAATTGTGAAAAATATGTTGAAAGACATATGAAATCTTTGAATGATCAAACCTTTAAAGATTTTAAACATTTAATGGTAGATGATTGTTCAACTGATAATACAACCAGAGAAATATTAAAATATGGAAATGATAATACTATTTTATTTACTAATCCTAAAAGGCAATATTGGATTGCCAATGCGTTAAAATATCTTACACCATATATTAAAACTGGTGATGAAATAGTTGTTATTGTTGATATGGATGATTGGTTAAATGGTGATAGAGTATTAGAACGTGTTTTTGATGAATATGAAAAAAATCTTGATTGTTGGATGACATATAGCAGAATGATGTATTCAAGTACTGGTAGAACCAGTCATTGGATACCAATATATAATATACCTATTCTTATGGAGCGCAATTTTAGAAATGTTATCTGGTCTTTTACACATCTTAGAACATTTAAAGGATTTTTATGGAAAGAACTTAAAAATGAAGATTTATTAGATCAAAAAGGTAAATATATAAAATATGCTTACGATCAAGCAATATTATTGCCAATGTTGGAAATGTCAGCTCCTTATCATATAAGGTTTATACCTGATGTTTTGTATTGTTATAATGATGAAAATCCAAATCAAGTTGAAAAAAAATTACGAAAAGAACAAGAAGAATCAGCCAGATATATACGATCAAAGCGTAGATATGATAGGTTAATAAGATGATTATATTTAGTTGTGGTCGTGATTGTCTTGATAGTGTTGAAAAACACATGAATAGCATTTATTCACAGACGTTTCAAGATTTTCATCATATAGTAGTTGATGATGCTAGCAAAGGAAATAATCTTTATAAAAAGATACATCAGTTGAAAAATGAAAAAACTATTATATATAAAAATAAGAAGAATAATGGATGGTTAAAAAATGCAATAGATTATTTGATACCATTTGTTAATGATTTGGATATAGTTGTGGTTGTTGATTTAGATGATTGGCTTTATGATGATTTTGTTCTTCAAAAGATTTTAAATATTTATAAAGATCCAACAGTGCATATAACATTTGGGTCATATATAAGATCAGATGAAATGAACAAAAAAATAAAGTATCCAGATAAATCTGATGTTGTTATAACTTTGGGTAGTGATAATATTCGTAAAGAACCGTGGGTGTTTTCTCATTTAAAGACATTTAAAGGTTTTTTAATAAAGAAGATAAAAGATGAATCATTTCGTGGTCCTGATGGGGAGTATATGAAATGTTCATATGATAGAGCTATAATGTATCCAATGATTGAAATGGTTGGAATTGAACATATACGATATATTGATGATATTATGTATATTTATAATGTTAATGTATCAAATAATGTTTACAAGATTTATCCAGAAATGCAAGTATTAAATAAAAAATATATATCGGAGCAACAAAAATATGAAAAAAGTATTCATAACATATTGTGATGATAACTATTTCCAATGGTATGAGCCTTGGTTAAAGTCTGTAAAAACTTTTGAGCCAGAATCATTAGTATCATTACATATTATAAATTCTAAGAAAAGACCAAGATATTCAATACGTCAAACTATATCATATAAAAATGGGACAAGTCCAGCTGATTGTATTATATGTCATAAAATACAGTTTATGCTTGATACAATGGAGAAAATAGAGGGAGATGTTTATATTCTAACTGATATTGATATGATATTAAATAGACCACTTGAAGGTCTTGATGGCGAATGGGATATAGCTGGGTTTCTTGTAAAACAAGATAAAGTTGCCGGTGGTTTTCTTGCTGCTAAGAAAAATGAACGAGCAATGAAATTTCTTGAAGAATATAATAAATTTCTAATAACACCACCACATTTCTTTAATAAAGATCAACCAAGTTTAGCTAAGTTTTATAACAGATATTCTGATAATTTGATTACATGGAAACAAATGTCAAGGGATTATTTAGATCATACCTGTAATCCAAATTCTTTTATTTGGAGTGCTCACAAGTTAGAATTTGGTAGTAAATTTAAAAGATTATTAAAGTTTAAAGAGAGATTTGGTATATGAAAATTGTTAGTTTGATTCCAGCACGAGGTGGTAGCAAGGGAATACCTTGTAAGCCATTATATCCTATTAATCAGAAACCAATGATTGATTATATTATAGAAGCGTCAATGTTATCACAAGTTGATGAGACATGGGTATCAACAGAGGATCAAAGGATAAAAGACTATGTTTCTACTAGATGGCCAATAGCTAATATTCACCATAGACCGAATGAAATAGCTGGAGATATTTCATCTATTGAAGAAGTTATAGATCATTTTACTAAACAAGTTGAATATGATATATTAGTTTTAATACAATGTACTAGTCCAATGATTTTATATACTGATATAGATATGGGGTTATCATTATTGATTCCAAGATTATATATGTATGATTCAGCAATGAGTGTATATGGCATGGAAGATAATGATATGTTATTTTGGTCTTGTAATGGTAATTATCCAATACCAATGAATTATAATCCAAATGACAGGGGTAGAAGACAAGAGAGGATTAATAAACATATTGTTGAAACTGGTGCTTTTTATATTACAACAAGGGGTCAATTTTTACAGTCAAAATGTCGTATCGGCAGTAAAGTGTTACCAGTGCATATTCCATTTTGGAGATCATTTGAAGTTGATGATATGGATGATTTAACTAATATTGAAAAATTAATATGAATAATACTATTATAAATGACTTTAATTATAATACTATATCTATTACAACATATGATATTATAAACGCCCATAGTTTAGAAATCGGTGATAGCATTTCTAATAATATATGTTGTATATGTGGTTCTAAATTAGAAAAAATATGAACCAAATGGAAATAATTTTATTTCATTAAAAAGTGGTGATAATGAAATAATTTTTTGTGTTTTTTGTATTATTGATTTATTAAAAAAGATTATATCTATATTTGGTGATGATATAAAGAAAAATAGATTATGTAATAATGTTTCAAATATAATACCGGAAAATCTTTTTAAAATAAACCTTGACAACTGAAAAATAATGATTATATTACTTTCAAATAAAATATATAAGGAGGTAGTATGATATGTTGCCAAGTTTAATAAGAAGGAGGGATTTTGATTTTCCAGAAGTTTCAAGTGTGTTTAATTCTCTTTTCCGTGATATGGACAGTGTTTTTGATGATACCGTAAAGTATCAGACATCAGAAGGTGATCTTGTTTATGAAATGGAAGTACCAGGATTCAATAAAGATAATTTATCGGTTGAGGTTATTGATGGTGTAGTAACTATTAAAGGAGAGCGAAAAACTGATAGTGATAACTATGTTGGTCACAAGAAAGTGTTTAAGAGAATGAATATTGCAAGATCGGAAAATCTTGAAGCTTCTATATCAGATGGTATTCTGAAACTTGTTGTGAAAACTCCTAAAAAAGAATCTGTAAAAATTGAATTGAAGTAATAATAAAAACCCTTTGGTTCTTTAACCAAAGGGTTTTTTACTATTTTAAAGTCTTTTTATAAAAATATTTATCATATGTCCCACGAATTTCACTTTCTCTATTTCCATAATTACCTAAATCACGGCTTGTATATTCTATTTTGCCAACACCAATACGTCCTTGCCCACAAATCCAATCTGGATGATTATATTCTCCGATTTCTATTTTATCACTTTTAACTTCTCCTTTATCTACAAGATCATTCTGAACTTTATAATGAATTGTATCATAAGCATTCCATATATATATAGATTTTGTTGGCTTGTAAATAATAAACCTAACTTCTTTAATACCTTCTGATTTCATATTTTTTAAATCCAATAGTGTTGGGTTGCGATAAACCATTGTTTTGGTTGTAATTCCATATTTTCCTATGTATTTTTCTATTAATAGTTCAATATTCATTTTTTTTCTCCTATTAAAAATAAACTGTCGTTTCTATTTATATCTTTACAATAAAAAAAATTATGATATAATATAATTATTATAAAATATAAGGTAGAAAAACAAATGATAAGTTACGTTGGTGGTAAAAAACAACAGGCTAAATGGATTGGTGGATTTATACCTCCTATTGATAAGTATGTTGAAATATTTGGTGGTGCTATGTGGTGCTACATTAATGGTAAAATAATATGTAATAAAGCTACTTACAATGATTATAACAAATATATGTATAATTTATTTACTTGTTGTTGTTCATATAATGATTTGTATTTTTATGCTAAACAACTGGATCCTTATAATCAAGAAATATTTGATATGTGTCAAAAATTCTTTCTTGATAAAGGCTCAGATTATATAGTTCCCGATTTTGATTTGGCAGCTTGTTATGCTTATATTTCTACTCATGTTTTTAGTGGTATATTGAAACCAACAGGTAATAGAATGGCTAAAGATAATGGTTCAAATCCAGGTTCAAAATATAGAGCTTTTGTTAAAAGATTAAACAATGTTGAAATACAAGAGAAATTCGACAAACTCGAAACTTATAATTTAAATTATGATAAGGCTATTGAACTGTTTGATAGTTCTGATAATCTTCTTTATCTTGATCCACCTTATTATGGCACTGAAGATTATTATAGTTTTCATAGTTTTGGTTTTAAAGATCACAAAAGACTTTCTGAAATATTGAATAATTGTAAATCAAAAATTATTCTTAGTTATTATGATTTTCCAGAGTTAAAAGAATGGTATCCAGCAGATAGGTTTATTTATAAATTTAAAGAATTTTCAAAGATTTCAAGTTCAAAATCGGTTAAAAATAAAGGGACTGAAATATTGATAATGAATTATGAAAGATAAATTTGTTTGTATTAATAATAATTGTAAATGACCTTATAAACCATATCTTGTTGTAAATGATAGCAATTATATTTATTATCAAATAAAAATAAATGATAATAAAACACTATTAGTATATAAAGATTAGTGTTATGAACCAATACAAAATTACATTTTATTACCAGAGAAATTATTTGAAATATAGGAGGAAGTTAAAATGTTTGATGATGTTATTTTAAAAAAGAAGATTGAATTAGATGAATCAAAGGATAAAGATATTATTCAAAGTTGGTTTGATGAATCTAAAAAAGTATCTACTATGGATGAATTAATCAATTTCATTGATAAATTAAATAATGATTATATTCACGATTATGGAACTATTGTTCATGCTATGACTGCTGGTTGTATAGCTACAATAAACATGATGAATAGACAGGAACAAGGTGGTATTACAGGATTTCAAGCTAGTTGTTTGATGTGGGAATTTATATCTAAATTCATGTCATTTGATGGTCCGATGAAATTGATAACATATAGTGATATGGTTTATCCCCAATATCATTATAAGTTTGAAAAAACAATCAATAGGGAAACATGGAAATGGATACAAAGTGAAGCATCAAAAAATTTGAAAAATGATTTAAATGATGAAGTTAGAAAACATATGAAATCTATTGTTAATGGCATTGTTCCATTTGGATATACAGTAGTTGAGGAGGATTAATGTAATGGGTAATAGTAAAACAACAAAAAGTGTAAAAATTATTCAAAGATTGGTTGAAGTTTTAAAAACACCAGATGTTTTTAATGTTATTAAATATCAAGAAAAAAAAGAAGATTATATTAAGGCACAGATGTATCCTTATATAATTAGGGAAGTTGCAAAACTTTATGAAGATATTTATAAACACAAGCCAGATACATGCTTGAAGAAGGCTAAAGAAAATCTTTTGTGGGAAGGTAATACAAAAACAACAGTTAATAATGTTTCATTGTTTGGAACTTGGCATCGTCCTGATATGGTACTTGAATTTGATAAAAATATGAAGATAGCTATTGAAGTTAAAAGAGGGGATGATGGTAAATCAATTCGTGAAGGAATTGGTCAGTCCATTGTTTATAGTCAACATTTTAATTTTGTTATTTTGTTGTTTGTTGATATTGGAAAACAAAAAGAAGTTCTAAATTCTATTAATGGCAATCGTGAGCAATCATTGAAAAAATCACTTTGGGATAATTATAATATTGTATTTGAAGTGGTATGAAAAAATATATAAAATATCTGAAATACTTAACAAAGCACAAATGGTATGTTATGTTAGAATGCTTTAAACATGGATTATATTGGAGAGGTATAATTCATGATAATTCTAAATTCTTACCATCAGAGTTTATTCCATATTCAAGATTTTTTTATGGTGATAACAAATCAACTGGTGTTGATAAATCTTTTGATTTTGCATGGCTTTTACATCAAAAAAGGAATGATCATCACTGGCAGTGGTGGATTCTTCCAGAAGATGATGGTGGTGTAAAAAAAATACCAATGTCCAACGATTCTTTAATTGAAATGATTTGTGATTGGGTGGGTGCTGGCAAGGCTCAAGGGATTTATTCACCACCTGATGATATTTACAAAGAAACAAGAACATGGTATAATAAGAATAAACATAAGATGAAACTTAATTATGATACAAGAAGGAAAGTAGAGGCAATATTAAATGTTTCGTAGTTGTTACTTTGATTCTAAAAGAAATAAAATACATCTGTGGGAACAGATCAATGGTCAAAATTTGTATAATATTGTTGATTGGATTCCATATGTTTTTGTTAAGTCTAATGATGGTGAAATAAAGACAATATATGGTGAACAAGTAATTAAGAAAACATTTAATTCATATTATGATTACAATGAATTTTGTAAGTCAACAATATCTTTTGAAGATAAGGTAAAGCCAGAAATTCAATTCTTGTCTGAACGGTACAGTAGTGTTCCAGATGAAGAAATGATACCACCACAACTTAAAATGTTTTTTATTGATATTGAAGTTTATGTTGAAGATACTGATGATATACATTCATGGAAACCAGAAAAAGCTGATGGAACTGTTGTTTTAATATCAGTATATGATAATATAAAAAATAAAACAACTGTGTTTGGTATACATCCTTATAAAGGAAAGTATCATAAAGAAAAATTTATTGATTATTTTGAATGTAAGTCAGAAGAAAATCTTTTAATAAGCTTTTTTAATTTTATTGGTAGAAATAATCCAGATGTTATTTCTGGTTGGAATATCTCTCAATATGACCTTCCATATTTAATCAATCGTATTAAAAATCAGTTTGGTGAAGATTCAAATATTTACAATAAATTAAGTCCTATTGGTGTTGTAAGGATGTGGGAACGTGATGGCATTTATAACATCAATATTGCTGGAGTAAACATTATTGATTATATGGAACTTTATAAATGGTATGCTCCTAATAAACTTGAGTCTTACAGTTTGGATTTTGTTTCTAGATATGAACTTGATAAAGGAAAAGTTGATTATTCAGAATATAAAGATTTGAAGAGATTATATAATGAGAACTGGGATTTATATGTTACATATAATATTATTGATTCGCTTCGTGTAGGTCAGTTAGAAGAAAAACTTGGATATATCAAACAAGTTCAATCATTATCATTACTTACAAGAGTTCCAATGATGTTTTATAAAACAGTAACAAATCTTCTTGAAGGATTGCTTCTTGTTTATTTGAGGAGAAACAATATGTGTGCTCCACATCTTTATGGTGGTTCTCAAGAAGGATATGAAGGAGCATATGTTAAGGATCCTGAAAAAGGATTGCATGAATGGGTAGTTGATCTTGATATAGTAAGTTCATATCCAACAGCAATGATTACAATGAATATGAGTCTTGAAACATATTTCGGTAGAATACAGGGAATGGATGAGCAAACAGTTATTGAATATACTAAAAAAAGGTCTTTTCCATCTTTTACAATGTATAGAGAAGGTCAAGGAAAAGTATTATTTTCAGATAAAAAATTGGAAACTTTTAATAAAGCCCTTGAAAAAAGGTTGATATGTATATCTCCTTGTGGTGCTTGTTTTTCAACTAAACCGGCTGGAGTTATTGCTACTGTTGAACGAGAGTTATTTTGGAAACGTGTTGAAATGAAAGATAAAATGAAGCGTTTAAAATCAAGTTTATCAGAGCTTAGAGATGATAATCTTAAAAAATCTAAAGAAAAGGTAGCACAGCTTCATAATTTACAAAACGCATATAAAACAATGTTAAACAGTATGTATGGTGCAACAGCGGTTCCATATAGTAGGTGGTATAATAAAAGTTTATCTGAAGCAGTAACTTCATGTGCTAGGAATACAATAAAAATGGGTGTACAGTATGTAAATGAATTATTGAATAATCCAAATGATAAGCTTTTGAAAGTATTAGAAGAAATTAAAGGATAATATGAAAAACTTTGTTATATATGGTGATACTGATTCAATGTTTATTAATCTTGGTTCTTTTCTTACTCAACATCTTGGTGATAAGTGGATTAAAATGCCTGAAGATAGGAAAATTCATTATATCAGAAAAATATCATCTATTATAACTGATTATGTTAATGATCGTAGTTATAGAGAAGTTCAACGTAAACATTATAATTGCTTGGAAAATGATTTTAGAATAAAATTTAAGCAGGAAATCATTGCTAAAACTTCTCTTTTTGTTATGAAGAAAAAATATAGCTTATGGTGTATTGATGAAGAAGGAATACCGACAGATAAAATGAAAACAACTGGTCTTGAAATTATTAGATCAGAAACACCTGAAGCTGTAAAGCCTATGTTGAAAGACATAATGAAAATGATATTGAAAGGTTATAAAGATGATGATATTTCATCAAAGATTGAACAATATAAAACAGAATTGTTCAAAGTTCGTCCTGAAGAAATAGCAGTAAATGTTGGTATTTCTCATATTGAAAAGTTTATTGATGGTAGTAATTTTGTTAAAGGAACACCTTGGCATGTTAAAGGAGCATTAAATTATCGTATGCTGATGAAAGAACTAAAACTTGAAGGGCAATATGATGAAATAGTTGAGGGGGCTAAAGCTAAAGTTTTATATGTAAAAAAGAATAACTATAAGATTGATAGTATTTCATTTCATAGATGGCCTAAAGAGTTTGATGATATTTTAAAAGTTGATTATGATAAAATGATTGATAAATATTTTATATCAAAGATTGAAACACTTTTAGAATCTATGAATAAACAACATTTGTTGAATTATCATGCACAAGGTGTTGTAAATGCTTTCTTTTAGAAGATAAGAGATATAGGAATAAATGAAATAAGATTTAATAAAATTTTCAAATATTATATTAGAAAAAGTTAGAACTACTAAAAAAATATATACTAATGGTTAAGGAATTTTTAATATATTCTGATGGTTTAATAATATTAAATATTGATCAGTTAAATTTAGCAGAAATGTGGGTTAGGGGCCAAATGAACAATATTATAGTGATTATATGTTTATGAAAATGAATTTGTATGCTTACAATCCTCATTGTATAGTAGAGAAAATGTTTATGAAATAATAGAATATGCTAAAATTAAAAATGTTAATTATATAATAAATGATTGTTCAAACGAGGCTAAATTACAACAACAAATGATGAAAGAAGTGAATCCATTATAGAGGAAGATATGGTAAATGTTTGGGATTATGTAGGAAAAGTAAATGCTATATGTGTAACTACCAATGGATTTGTTAAGTCTAATGGTAGATGTGTTATGGGTCGTGGTATTGCGCTTTCAGCAAGAGAAACATTTAATGATATTGATTTAGAACTTGGTAAATTGATATTAAAATATGGAAATATATGCCAAATAATAAGATATGAGAAAGGTACAGCAGTAGTTTCATTTCCAGTAAAGAAAGATAAAGAAATTATGTCGGAAAAAACACAACTTGTTTCCCATATGTTGGGTAGGTTTAAAGAAGGTGATGTTGTTCCGGGTTGGTCTTTGAAAGCAGAACTTTCTATAATAGAAAAATCAGCTAAAGAACTATTAAACCTTATTAATACTTATAACTGGAAATCAGTTATAATGACTAAGCCAGGATGCTTTAATGGCGGTTTAGATTGGTCTGATGTTAAACCAATAATAACAAGAATATTAGGTAGTCATGTTATTGTTATATAATAAATTACCTTGTTCAGTTAGGAGGATTTCACCTGCCACCC